ATCGATTGTTATTCGCACGACCTGAATGGCGGCGCCGGCTGGATCACAGCGGTTGAGTTGAGCGAAGACGGCAGCAAAATCCGGTTTACCCCGCGCTGGACTGATGACGGGATGGAGCTGATTGCCAGCGATAAGGTGCGCTTTTTCTCGCCTTCATTGAATCTGGTGGATAAGGTCATTTTGGGTGGGTCGTTGACCAACTGGCCGGCCACCCGGACACCGACAGAAATCAAGCTTCGCCCGATTGAATTATCGGAAGGGCTGAACGAGCTGGACATCGAAGAGGACGCCGATGCCTTGACCTTGCTCGAATCGGCGTTCGAAAATGTGAAACGACTGTTTTCCGGGCGGCGGCCCGGTTCAGTGGGGAATCCCCCAAAAACCAATCCTAATCAGGAGGAACCTATGACCGACAATCACCAAAGCTTGGAAGCGCTCTTGTCGGCGGATCCCGCACGGGTCGCCGAATTGCAGGCGCTGGTCGAAACTCGCGCGAAGGCGCAAGTGACCGAGTTGCTGGAAGCTGAAAAGCGGAAGGCGCACGTGGCTGAATTCTCTGCCCGCGTGGTTTCTGGCAGTGCGGAGCGCCCGGTCGGGCTGCCCGTTACCCAGGAACGGCTGAGCAAATTCATGTCCAGCTTAAGCACTGAGCAACAGGCCGAGTTCGAAGGTCTGATTGAGGACGTGCTGACGGCCGGCAAACTCACCGAGTTTTCCGAGCTGGGACACTCCAAAGACCTGGGCGGAAAGGGCCGGCAGAAATTGCCCGCACCGATTGCCGCGCAATTGCAGGCCTGGGTGGATGCCAAACAGTCCATCGAGGAGTTTTTCAGGGTCAATGCGGTCGAGTTGGGCAACCAGGCCGATTATGACCTGACCGCTTTCGAAGCCAAAAAGTAGGAGGAACCCATGGCTGATTTAACTGCTGCTGCACCGCTGCGGACACTGGGAGAGGCTGTTCTCGAACAGTTCGCCCTGGATACCTCCGCTGCGCGAACGATCTACAAGGGTCAGCCGCTGATCCTTTCAGCGACGGACACAGTTAACCCGATTGGTTGGGTGGATGCCACCGTTGTGGCTCCGACCGACGTGTTCATTGGCATCGCTGCCGAGGACAAATCAGTTGCGCTTGGCGATGCGGAGACGGTCGAAAAGTCCGGCATCAATGCCTTTGTTGGCCCGACCATTCTGGGCTTCAAGTCGGCTGTTTTTACCGATGCCGATCTTGGCAAAACCGTCTATATGTCCGATTCGGGCACGCTGTCCGTTACCGTGGCTGACAATCCTCAGATTGGCAAGTTGCACCGGGTGCTGGACGGTTATGCCTACGTTGAGCTGATCACCCCGCAGGTTTGCACCGGGGCATAGGAGACTAACATGATTTCTGGAAACGTACCGCAACACTTAGTCGTCGCTGCCCGGTCAGGCTTCCTGACGTCCGTTCGCTCCCAGGCTCCCACCTGGGGCCGCGTGGCGCAGGTCGTCGATATGAACGCCAAATCGATCGATCTGGTTGATCTGGGCGACGCCCCCATGCCGACTGAAAACGTCGGCAAATCCCAGGTGCAGGAAATGATCGAGAAGAGCATGACGGTCAAACCGCGCAACTGGGACACTACTGTGGGTATCTCCCACAACGCGGTGATGGATGATCAGACCGGATCCCTGGACCGCAAGGCCCGCTCCGCTGGCGAGAAATTCACGAAGCACATCCAAAAGATGGTCTTCCAGGCATTGAACGCCGGCGACGTGGCAGGCAACATCGGCTATGACGGGCTGACTTTCTTCCACAATGCCCATATCGACAAGGGTGCGGCCTATCAAACCGGTCAGGATAACCTGTTCGGCAATTTGCTCAGCCTGGACAATTTCGCCACGGTCATGGCTGCGGCCCGTCAATTCCGCACCGATCAGGGTGACTACAGCGATTTCATCTACGATGCGCTGATCGTTCCTCCGGTGCTGGAGACTCTGGCAATCCAGATTTGCAGCAATCCCCAGGCCTACGATACGGCCAATCGCGAGGTCAATCCGTTCTCCGGGCGGATCACCCCGATCGTCACCCCGTATTTCGATGCGACCGCCTGGGTGCTGGCTGCCACGGGCGAAACAGCCAAACCGATTCTGGTCTCCATGCGCGAGCAGCCGAACCTGCAGAGCGCCTGGTTCGACCCGATGGGCGGCGATGGCGGCATGTACTACTTCAAGTTCTACGGCCGCTACAACGTGCATTATGGCGATTGGCGGTTGGCTGCTCTCGGAAACACCTAGGAGGCTTGCATGGGTATAACCAATTTTGATGAGGTCAATGCCTCGATTGTGCGGGCGGCCTTCGAAGGTGGTCTGACTGGCAATGTGTTGGGCGATATCCAGGGCAATGTACTGGCTCCGGTGGCGCTGGCAGCCGGCGATGGCGCAATCGCGATCAAATCCGGCGCAGTGATTATCACCAAGGGCAGCGCTGCGGCTCTGACCCTGGCTGATCCTGTAGCCGGCACGGATGATGGCAAAAAGCTGGATATCTATTCCACCACGGCCTTTGCTCACACGGTGACCATCACCGGTGGGCTGAATGGCGCGGGCGCCGGCGCGGACGTTGGCACTTTCACGGCTGCGGCCGGAAACTGGCTGCGCCTGGTAGCCTACAACGGCAAATGGTACGGTCTTGGGCTGCTAAACGTCAGCTTTGCGTAAACAAATCCTTTAGGGTCTGGGTGGGCAGTTACCTATCCTTACCTCCCACCCGGCCCATTGACTAGAGAAAGGAATATCCATGGAGGCACGCGTTAAATCTACGTGGCCGCTTCGCGCACTTCAAGCCCTGGCTGGCCAGGAATTTATCAAAGATGAATTCCGCCCGGTTATGCCTGGCTTTGAGGCGGAGGCCAAGCGGCATCCCTACCTGGAAGTGCGGGAGACGCTGGCGGATGACGGATCTGCCCCGGATGAGCCGCCCGTTGAAGGCGACACCGTTTCTGCAGAAACGCTGACCATTCCCAAGCCGCGCACTCCCAGACCACATACCACCCTTTCCAAGGGGAAGGGCGGTAAAAAATGAGCCAGGGGCATTTGCTGCATACGGTTGGGCCGATCAACTCAGGCGCAGCGGTTGGCGGCGCCGGCGTGGCTACCGCGAATGCCAACACGCCCGTGCGGGTGATGGGCCGGCTGCGCGGCATATACATCAAATACAACGATGCGCCCCCCGCTGCCACCTGCGACATTACGATTGCCACCGTTGGCGGTAATGGCGCTCCTCCCAGCCAGGCTTTGCTCAGCATTGCCAATGCGGCTACCGATGGGTGGTTTTATCCGGCAGTTCAACTTCATACCACAGCCGGCGCTGCGATTGCCGGCGAGTATGGTCCGCTGCTGGTAGATGACCATGTCAACGTCAAGATCGACCAGGTGAATGCCGGTGACAACATCGATGTTTGGCTGGTGCTGGAATAGGAGGACCTGACCCATGTCTGAAAAAACTGGACAACTGGCACTGCGCGGCGAAATGAAGACGAAAATCATTCGGGCATCGGGGCCTGGTTTGGGCTGGAATTTACGTAACCGGCTGCGCTGGTCGTTTGTATGGGGCTGGCTCACAACCTGGCTGGCAAAGGTATTCAGCCGGTTTTCCGGTATTGTGACGCTGACCAGCGAGCTCAGCATTCGGGCGAAGCTCAACGGGCGCTGGGTGAATTTCGGTGTAGTCAGCCGGCGTGTGGTTACCGACGCTTTTGTGGCCTACGTGGTGGATGACTGGGACAGCGGCGCCAACGTGATCGACAATTTCAATTATCACGGCTGCGGCACTGGCGCAGTAGCGGAAGCTGCTGGAGATATAGCACTGGGGGCGGAATGCACCACGGTACTCAATCCGGATTCCACCCGGGCAACTGGCACCAAGAGCCAACCGGCCGCTAACCAGATGCGCACAATCGGCACGCCTGCATTTGATGGGGCTGCGGCAGTCACTGAACACGGCGTTTTCACCCAGGCAGCCACAGGCGGCGGCACACTGATGGATCGGTCTGTTTTTGCGGTCATTAATGTGGCCAGTGGAGACAGCATCCAATTTACCTATACCCTGACGCTGAACTCGGGCGGGTAATGGCGCATGCCAGCATTCCGGGCGGTCTCCGCAGCGACAGGCACCGACGCAACCGGGGAGGGAGTACTTCCTTCCGGAGTGCAAGCCGGTGATTTAATGCTGGCCTTCGTGGGGCACAGCGCTTCCAGCGCAACTATCACGGGGGAACCGGCCGGCTGGAGCTTGCAGGAAGCAGATCCAAACCCGGCTGATTTTAGTTTGTGGTGCTATGCCAGGGTATACCAAAACGGGGATGCGGCGCCGGTGTTTACCTTCTCGGCGGCCGGATCCTGGACTGTGGATATCGCGGCCATTTCAGGAGTAGCAGCTACACCGGTCAATGCGGATATCGGTGAACAAATCGCTGCGGCCAATGCGATTGCTTTGGGCGATATCACTCCGACCGTGAATGACTGCCTGCTGGTCGGATTTGCCATGGCAGATGCTTCGGGCGGTGCGCGTACCTGGACTCAGTCCGGATCCATGACAGAACGCCTGGATCAAATGAACAATGATTTGCATCGGGCGCTGGCGGATGAATTGCTTTCGGGCGGCGGCGGTGTACCGGTTGGGCGGACATTCACAGTCAGTGGAAACGCTCAGGATTTGGGCGGATTTTTGCTGGCCATTGCACCCCTGGCCGGCACCCAATTTTCTCAGTCTGTTTCCGGCGCCATTACACCGGCCGGCGCGATTGCCAAGCAGGACCAAAAAATAATTTCCGGCACGGTCACCCCGACCGGTGTGGCGATCAAGCAAACCAACACCACCAAAACTGGTGTAGTGAGCATGGGCGGCGCAGTGCTGAAACAGGTTCAGCGGGCACTGGCTGGAGCATTGACGCCTGCGGGATCCGTCAGTATTTCACGGCTGTTTATCAAGACAGTGTCCGGGGTCCTGTCCGGCGCGGGCGCATTGACGAAACGGGCCGCCCATGGACTGAGCGGTGAGCTGACTGTAAGCGGTTCCGTATTCAAATCCATTTACCGGGCATTGTCTGGCGCACTGAGCATGGCCGGGTCTTTGACGGCCAGTCAGGCTGCAAAAATATTTTATCAGGCTGTTTCGGGTGCACTTGACTTATCCGGTGCATTGGCCAGGAAAACCCAGCGATCACTGAACGGCAACCTGACCGGCAATGGACAGTTGGTTAAGTCGATTTCCAAACTACTCAACGGTATTTTGAGCGGTCTGGGCACACTGGCTGCTGAGCTGCTCAATGCCTGGACTGGTACGCCGGCCAGCCGCACGCTGAGCGTTTCTACAGAAACGCGGGTGCTTCAAATTTTGCGGGAAAACCGCACGCTGACCATTTTCCCTCAGCCACGCATATTCTATATTTCTGCAGGGATGTTGCAATGAGCAATGTCGGCCGCTTTACCAAACGCACCACAGCAAAACTGGATTATTTGTTCGATTGGTCGCTCTGGCTGGAGACGGGTGAAACAATCGTCTCTTATGTTTTGACGGTCGAATCGGGTATTACCAAAGTGTCGGATGCTAAAGTCAACAGTGACAAAGCTGTGGTCGTGTGGCTGGAAGGCGGAATCCTGGGCGAGCGCTACATCATCGATTGTACGATCACAACCACCAGCACGCGGATCGACCCGCGCCGGATGGAAATCGAAATCGGGCCTTATTAGGCAAGGAGATTCATGGCTGTAGATCCCAATTCTTATGGTACCCCTACGGAGGTCGCGGCTTTGACCAGGCGCTATACCACCAACGGCACCTATGACATCACTACCAATCCAACCCTTGAAACCGTGGAGGGCTGGATCGACAGCGTTTCTGCGACGCTGAACGTACTGCTGGCGGAAGTCGGTTTTGCGGTGCCGGTCACCCAGGCTACAGCCAAGAAAGCACTGGCCGGTATCGTTGTGGAAGCGGTAGCTGATCTGTGCCATGCAGCCAATAGCGCCGGCCGGTTTTTCACCGATCGGATGCTGGAGCGCGGCAAATCACCGATGCAGATCATCCGGGTTGAAATGGCAGACTGGGTACAGGAGCATGCGGCCGGGTTGGAAGCGGTAGGCGTGGCCAGAGGCGGCGGAGCGGCCGATTCCGGCAGAATTGTCTTTCGAAACGGAGACGAGGCCGGCAATGCGGTCGACCCGCTCTTTCAGCGCAATGCTTTTGGCGAGCGCTCGCGGAACTGGGATCAGTAATGAGATTATCGATCAAGGTCGACGGTGAGTTGGTCCGCAAGGGATTGCAGGATCTGGGTGCTGAAATCCCCAGGATCGGGCGGTCTCAAATCCGTTTTACTTCGGAGCGGATTGTCCGGCGCATGCAGGCTTATCCAGCTAAACGTCCGAGGCAAAAATACAGTCGCACCGGGCGACTTTTCAGCCATTGGAAGATCGAAAACAGCCGGGATCGCTATACCATCGAAAATACCGCCAGACACAAAGGCAGGGCCTATGCCAAGTTCGTGGTTGGCGATGCCTTTGGTACCAGTCAGGCCTGGATGCACCGCGGCCGCTGGCTGGTTTTTCGGGATGTAGCCGAGGAAGAATTACAGAAATTGCCGGCTGAAGTGCTCGATCAAATTTTACTGACTGCCAGACGGAAGGGACTTCAAACCGCATGAGTCGCTATGCAACGCTTTCCACTGCAGCAAAGACACTGCTGCAAACCCTGACAGTCTTCGCCGGTCATCCTGAACAGGTGACTGAAGCGGATGACCGCATTCTGGACATGGGCGTGGATCAGGCCATCATCCTGTATCCTGGCATGTTCGGGGAAGAGGTTGACGAACAGGATCGATCCTACCGATCCTATACAATGGTCATCGAGCTGTTTGTGCGGCTTTCCAGCACAGATGCAGCCGCCTTTGCTGCCCTGATTGCCTTGCGCGATTCAGTGATCCAGCTGGAGGAGGAATATCCTCACCTGAATCTGGCCGATGCGCTGGAGTCTACTATTCGGGCGGATGAAGATCCGGCCTGGGTATTCGATACCGCTTCGACCGGCCCGACCTTCCTGATGCAGACCTTGCGCTGGGAAGTTTATCGGCTTACGCCGTTGATAGGAGGTTTGTTCGCATGAGATCTGTGAAACGCTGGTCCCGCTTTTATGCCGATGGCTATAACCTGAGTTCCGAGGTGGGCACCATTGGCCAGTTGAAGTGGGAGTACGATGCAGAGCTGTTCGCGGCGCTGGACTGGGAAGTCCAGGGCAGTCTGCCCGACCAGGTCAACCTGGGCGCCGGCCCGGTGAATGGCTTATTCAGCCAGGAAACGGGCGGAACGCTGCAAGCTGTGCTGGTGCCTGGCATCGATCGGTACGTGATGGTCCCGGTCGGATTCCTGGCTCCTCCGGCCATGGGCGACCCGGTTTATTGCGCCAGATTGCTGCAGACAGAGGGTAAATTGACACCTGGCGCCGGCATGATGACCGGTTCCTGGAATTTCCCTCAGGCCAGCATTTTGGGCGGATGGAACTATACCAAACCCTGGGGTGTGCTGCTCAATCCGCTGATCAGCCGGACCGCAGTCAATGCAGCTGCCGGCGTGGACGGCGGAGCGGCTTCCAGCGCGGGCGGTTTCATGGCTTACCAGGTCATGGCGGGCGCCGGCGTGGGATCCGTGGTGATCAAAGTGCAGGACAGCGCAGATAATGCGGCCTGGGCTGACCTGGCACTGGCCACTATTTCCGTTGCCAGCACGGCCATCCCAACCGCTGGCCAGGTGCAAATTCCTATTACTGCCACTGTGCGTAGATATCTGCGCTGGCAGATCGTATTCACCGGGATGACCGGAGTCACATTTGCCCTCGCGTTCGTGCGCGGGTAGAAAGGTTTTTCTATGGCTGCAAACGTCGGACGTACGGTAAAACGGTGGACCAATTTCATCTTGCATGATTCGGCCGGTGTGCTGCGAGCTATCCCGGTCGATTCGATCAACGGGGTTGGTTTGACCTATCCGGAAGCGGACCTAACCGCTTTTCAGGATGCGCTCAAGGGCGCGTTGCCGGATACCCCGGAATGCGTGATCGACATCACTGGCCCGGTGGATAATTCGGTCGCTACCGCTTCGCCGGCATTGTCCGGATCACATACGGTGCTGAGCGCTTTAGCTGGCGGCGTCACTCCGCTCTCGCTGGACGTGCAAATCGGCATCCGGCACGCCTGGGAAGCCGGGGAACCGCAGTTTGGGATCACCAAATCGGCAACTTCAGGTTTCCTGTGCCTGAGCTACACTGTGGACCCGGGTACCCAGCGTTATTCGGCCAAGTTCGGCATGTTCCCGGGATCCAGCGCCCCTGCATGGGGTGTTGCCAGCGAGGTTTAATCTATGCCGAAAACCATTGAATCCCCCGTCAAACGATTTTCGGGTACGGTTGTGCTGCCAGATGCGCTGACTTTTCCGCAGTACAACGCCTTCAATGCTGCAATGAAGGCGGTAAAAACTTACAATGATGCCATGAAAGCAGCGGAAACAAATCCGGAAAGATCCAGACAAAATCAGGCCATGGTTCCTGGCGTGTTGGCGTGTGTTGCGGAATGGACATTGGCCAATTTGACACCTGAGCAACTCACGGAAGAAACCTTCCCTGCGACTCCATATGTGGCCGTCACGCAGTTACTGACCTGGCTGGTTAAAGCGATCACTGACCTGGTTTTTGAGGCAGACGACAGCCCAAACGCATAGCGGCGCGTTATGCAGCTTATCGATTGCAGAGCGCGCCGGAAGGCGACCTGGAAAAGCAGATTGCGGAAGACCTGGAAGAATTGTCTCTGGTCAGTGCATTCGGAATCGAGCCCGTTTATGGAATAGGCCCACTTCCACTGGCAAACTTGCGAAAGCTCAGAACGCTTGGAAATTTACGGAAGTTCTGGGAGATCAAAGATGCCCAGGAAAATCAAGCGGAGTGGGCCGAGAAAAATCCAGATGCGGAAGGGATGATCCAGTGGGCGATTGTACAGGCTCAGAGACAGGGCCTAATCGATGACCAGGAGTGAAACGTGCTTTTCGATTAATTGAAGAGGAAAGAGAGAATGCTGATCGCTACTGCAGCACCGGCCAGGAAGGATAAAAATCCCACGGATCCCCGGATGGAGCGGAGATATCGGGCAATCTCCAATAGCAGGAGTTGGTCTGTCTCAGGCTGGACCGGCGTATCCAATTTGCGGCCTTCGATCAAATCAGAAATGAACTTTGATGTAATCATGAAAAAATCTCCTTTGTGCTTATTATGGCACAGATTCGGAATTGTCAATGGTTAAAGCGCAAGGCAATATTCAGATCGGCATTGGAATTACAACTGCTGACGCCGAAAGAAAGCTCAAAGGCGTATCGGACACCGTTGACGGATTAGGTAATAAGTCGAAAACTTCCGGCCTTGGTATAACGGAATTTAATAGTGCCCTGGCCATTGCTGAAAAGGTGATTGTCGGCGTTGGTCAAGTATTGGATCAGACCGTTGGCGCATGGAGTAAATACACGGAGTCCATGGGCAAGGCGGCTAAAAACGCAGGTGTATCCTCTGAGGAAATGAGCCGGCTCACCCAGGCGGCCGACGATTTCCGGGTCGAGCAAAGTGTGCTGGAATCTGCCATGGCGCTGGCACTAAAGAATGGGTTTGTGCCGACCATTGAAAATATCGCTAAGTTATCCGATGAATATATAGCCATCGAAGACCCGGCACAACGCGCCGAATTTGCTTCCAAAATATTTGGTCGGTCGTATGCAGAGCTCACGCCGATGCTGTTACAGGGCGGGGATGCAATCCGGGCCGGCACGGCCGCGATCGCTGATAATTTGGTCGTCACTGAAAAGGCCGTACGGGAAAACACAAAATATATTGCAGCTCAGGACAACCTGGCCGATTCCTGGCAGGGTCTAAAAAATGCAGCGGGACAGTTCCTACTCCCATATGCCACAGCTTTGCTGGAAGGGACAGTGGCTGGCGATAACTTCTGGGAAATGATGAAGCGCATCCATGATGAAACCAAAGAAACAGACCCGGCCATTGAGGCGTCTACGGATCGGTTGCAAGCGCAAGCGGATGCGTACGATCGGGCGAAAACCGCAGCTAAAGCCAAAATAGATGCCGAAAATCAGTCGCATTTGGATGCGTTGGCAGCGCGTCAAGCAGCATACACTCAGGCCGTGAAAGATGGGCGGATCGAAGTTCAAACGTACACTGACGAGCTGGGCAATGAACTAAAAACCATGGATGAGTTGAAGCTGTTTATGGCCGGCCCGATGGGAAATGAAATATATAATTTCAACCAAAAGCAGGAAGACTTGGCGGAAAAAGCTGCAAATATCCAAAAAGAAATTGATGAGCTTGCCACTAAAAAATATTTATCAACTGAACAACGGGAAGAACTTGCGGCATTGCAGGGAAAATTGGGAGAAATTAATGAACAAATTGGCGCGAATGCCGACGCCCACGACGAAGCCACTAAGCGCATTCTATTTGACATGATGCAGCAGCAAATGGCGGTGGATGGATTGTCCCAAAAAGAGCAAGATGTATTGTGGGAAATATCCAAAAATTGGGGACTGATCGACCAGGCAACCTATGAAGCCTGGATGCAGATGAAAAACTATACCGGCTCGATTGACGATGCCGCATTGCCCGCTGATATCCTTGCCCGCAAAATAGCGCTATTGCAGGACAAACATATCTGGATCACTACGACCTACGTGGATGAATATGTAAATGCGCTCCAGTATGGAACGGCTTTGCCACCCACACGCAGCGGCAGCCAAGACGACTTTGCCGAACCACCGTCCGTGGTAGTTCCGGTCACCCCACCACCTAGTAATAATTGGGGCCGAGACATAATTGACTATGCGGCGGGCGGATCATTTATGGTGCCGCCTGGCTATGCTAATGACAGTTACCCGCTTGGGCC